TTCGCCGCCTGCTGCATGGCCTTCATTGTTGCCTCAACCATGTACTTCATCGTCGTGACGGTGATCTGACATGGCATTCGGTTTCCACAATCGCCTTCGCGCTGAGTTGATCGATCACCTTGCTAACGATGGTCAGGGTGAGTGGGAACTGCTTTCTCCGCTGATATTTGAGGACAGAGATGGAAACATTTGGACTGTTCCTGCTGGTTTCACAACTGACTATTCGTCCGTGCCCCGCGCTCCCATCGTTTATCTGCGTTACGGAAATCGTGCGCATGCTCCCGCTGCCGTCCACGATTGGGCCATCAGAACAAAAGCCTGCACCCGAGAGTACGCCGACCAGCTTTTTCTCCAGGCAATGGAGAGCATAAAAATGGCAGACAAGCACGTCGGACCGATGTTCAGGGCTGTCAGCGCTGAAACACGCAACATTGCAGAACGTGAAAACCCTACACACAATGACTTCCACTCATGAACACCGATCAAGAGGTTGAGAAATGGGCTGCGAGCGTGAAGATGTGGACGATGATCGCGCTTGCCCTTGTCGCCTTTTTCGTATTTGCGATCTTTTTCTAGTGCCAAAAATCGTGACGGTAAAGACGTTAGATGAAGATGCGCATCACGAATCGCAAGAACAAAACAAAAGGATAGATGAATGACTGATCTTGAACAGTTTGCGCGTCATGCTGCACCAGAGTTGCCGGGATGCCCAACGATTGCTATTGCCGATACTGTGATACGTGTAACGCAACAGCTATGCGACACGGCAGACATTCTGCGTGAGATTGTATCCGTGACAACGGTGGCGGATACCCGTGAATATGCGCTGCCTGTTTCGCTTGGTTACATCCTTTCTCGCGTGCTTAACGTCAAGACTGAGGCGTATCCGCGCGGACTGAACAAGACCAACGAAACTGAAGCGGATCAGTCTTCTGCTCCAGGTATTCCGTCAGCGTTTTATGTCGATGGATACAAGGAACTGTGTCTTGTCCCAACGCCGGATAGGGTTGAAACAATTGCCGCTATCGTGACTGTTAAGCCGGACTGGTCAAGCGAGCAACTGGATGATGCGTTGTATAATACGCACCTCGATTTGATCATGGCCGGCGTTAAGTCAAAGCTCATGATGCAACCAGGTAAGGAATGGAGTAACGAGACGATGGCAGCGTACTACAAGACACAATATGAGAACGGACTAGCTGCCGCCAGAATCGCAACTCATACCGGCAATGTCGGCGGTTCATTGCGTGTTGCGCCAAGGAAGTTCTAATGACGCTGACCGAATTAATTGCTCGCTATCGGAATGATACGTCTGATTTGATCGTCCCTTATCTGTGCGACGAAACAGACATTACCGCTTATGCGAATGAAGCCGTGCATCAGGCTTGCCGTAGAGCAAAGCTACTGATTGATAGCACAACAACCGCGCAATGCAGGATTACGCTGATTGCAAATCAATCGGTTTATCCACTCGACGCGAAAGTGTTGGAAGTGCGCTCATCAAGAGTTGAAGGTCGTGACTATCCGCTCGACCTGATTACTGAACGCACACTTGAGCAATACAAGCCTGGGTGGATGAGCGAAGTTGGTGCTATCAAGGCCGCAATTACAGACCTGAATTCGCGGTCTATCCGCTTCTACAGGACACCGGATGCAGCGCAAATCCTGTTGACACCGTATGCCTGGATGAATGTTATTCGCATGCCGTTGACAGACATGACGACTGGTACGCATGTGCCAGAAATCGCCGCGCAGCATCACATTGGATTGGTTAACTGGATGAAGTTCCGCGCGTATAGCTCGGGTGATCCAGACTTGGTTCGCGCTGATCTGGCTGGCAAGCATTACGAACTGTTCGAGGCTGAATTTGGGCCGATTGATCCTGCCGTTATTCCAGATGTGTTGCCATTGGTTGACGGGAGGGCGAGTTAATTGGAAAAGCCTATTCAACTCGGCCCCTGGCTTGGCGGCATGATAAACAGTGTCACGCAAGAGCAAGTGCCGGATACCGCCCTGGTCGATGCGGTCAACGTCAATATTGACACGCTTGGCGCGATTACGCCGCGCGGTACGTGGAGTCTGCTTTCCAGTGGGGATGCGCACAGCCTGTTCAGTCATAACAACGTGCATTACGGCGTCGTCAACAGCTTCCTGTGTCAACTGCTACCGACTTCAACAACCCAGATTCAAGCCGTTACCGGCAAGCTGGCGTGGACGATTCTCAACGGCGAACCGGTGTTCGCTTCCTACGATGGAATCTTCGTCGTGCGCGGCCTAACCGTTTCACCGCTGCCTTACACCATTGCGACTGATGAAGTTGAGTACAACCTGACTCCGATGCCGGGTGGATCGTGTCTCGCTTACTGGCGCGGTCGCTTGGTTGTCGGGCGTGGTAACTCGCTGATCTTCTCGGAGCCCCTGCGCTATGGTGTCTACGATACGTTGCGCAACTTCATTCAGTTCGAAGAGCGCGTGCGGTGGATCGCGCCGCTTGAAACTGGCCTCTACGTCGGACTGAAGAACTCGGTGCGCTGGCTGGGTGGTGTAACACTCGCTGACCTGACGCAAACCGTGGTTGGCGGCTCGACCTGGAGCGGTGCTGCGGCGGTAATGAGCACCAAAGATATGAGCATGGAAGTGGTGCGCGGTGCGCTGACGGTTGCGGTGTGGATGACACCCAACGGCTTCGCGATTGGCCTGCCTTCAGGCGACGTTGTTCTACCTCAGTCTGACAGACTGAAAAACCTCAACATGGCGGAAGGCCGTCTGGTCGTCGCACATGATCGTGTCACGGTCTTATCCTCATAGGAGTTTCAAATGAAATACGCAAAAGACATCAAGAAGTTCATGTTCAATGGTGACTTCGAGCAGAAGGACAACGGCTTTCTGATCCACTCTTCGATCATGGTGCGCGGCAAGTACACGCACTCGGTCAACGGCGGGCAGGACGAGCGAGTCGACTACAACCTGTTGCCGGCTGAAGGCATCAAGCACATTCTCGACGTGTGCCTGGGAGCGACCGCTAAGACGGCGACGTGGGCTCTCTCTCTGTTCGGCAACGCCACTCCGGCTGCGAACTGGACGGCTGCTGGCTACCCGGTCTCGGCTTCTGAAATCACCAGCGGCACCGAAGGCTACAGCAATACGCACCGTCAAACATGGGTTCCCGGTGTTGCTACGGCTGGCGTTATTGGCAATCTGGCTTCACGTGCAGAGTTCACTATCGTCACTGCTTCTACTCTTGACATCTACGGCGCGGCGCTGCACTCAAGTCAGACCAAAGGTGGAACGGCAGGTGTCCTGATATCCGCTTCGCGCTTCGCCAACAAGCGCACGCAGAGCAACGGCGACACCTTCGAGCTTGGCTACGAAGTCGAGTTAACGGACAGCTAAGATATGGCCGAGTGCTGGTGGACCGACAAGATCAAAGTGATCGAGGAGTGCTCGGCGGCTCCTGGTTGCCTTGAGTTCAACAACACAAACTGGATACCGTCGAACGAAGATACTACGTGGAGCACGGATAAGTTTGTTGTTGGTGCTCAAGGACCGGACGGTATCAATCAAGGCCCATTAATTGAAACAGCCTCAGCATTTACTGGCGAGCCAACATCAATAACGGTTCATTATAGCTATTCTGGTTTGAGTGACGCTGCGAATTTACAGATGGGCGCTTCTGCAAACCCGTACGATTATGAGAATCATTCTGTAGTTATTGAGTCTGTATCTGCGGGATCAGGTACTGGCTCAATTACGCTTCCGGTTACTTTTACGCATACGGGGGAATTCACGATAGTAATGCTATTAAGCGGTCCGCTCGGCGGCGGCGGCGAAGGACCGCCAATGATAACGCCAATATCTACAACGCAGATCGCTATTACCGATGTTGTGCTGTGCCCGCCATAACCCATGCAGCCCGCCTCGTTCATCTTCCAGGGCGCGCAGGCGGCATGTGAGCGCCTGATTCCCTACGCGCAGCACTGTGCAAACATTGTTGACGCGAACAAGGTGACGTTCGGCATCAAGACTTCGATCAAGGAGTTCGACGTACCGGGCGGCGGGCATGTGCGGGTTGAAAGCCTGGACCACAACACACGAGTCACCATCACGGCGAAGACCGGCGAGACGTTTGACGAAAAGAAGCTGAAGGAAGAAATCGAGAAGTTCGACAGCTTCTCTTCGCGCATGGTGTGGTTGCCTGAAGGTTTCGTGATTACGCCGCGCAGTCCTTCCACCGCACCTGACGGCTGGGGGCTGGACACCGACGGCTCGATAAAACCCGGTAAGCCGATTCGTGATGTTGTCATCAACCGCTACGCCGACAACCTTTACCCTGACGTTCAGTACGTTACATCCAATGCAGACGCAGTGGCTCCATATAGATCAGAGCCGGTGTTCTTCACCAACGAAGGTGTGAGCTTCTTCGAGTACACGACAAAAGAGACTGGTGGTGGGTGGACTGTCAGCAATGGGAATATTGTAAAGGTTCCAATAAAGCCTGCTGGGTCGATTCGCAGTTTCAACTTGAAGGCCATCGGTGTTTACCTGAAAGCGGTCATCCCGACGACGTTGAAAGAACTGGTGGAGGCGTTCAAGCGGCAGACAACGAAGTGGAATCGTACGCAGCTTGAGCCTGGATTCTCAGTGCAATCTGCTGAATGGTTCTGTCATCGCCCGGAAGTGGTTCCATACATCGACTCTGGTGAAGAAACCACGGCGAGTACCGCCTTCGTTTCCACCACCATGAAGACGATCTTCAACGAGACTAATGCGTACCGCGCGGAAGTAAGTCGACCCCCGCTACTGCCGCCGCTCAGGGGGTATTACAACGCTGTGGCGAATGCGATCATCTACGAGATGCAGCGCGCGAAGGTCATGGCGCATGAAACTGTGTTGTACCGACTTGGCTACCGCAGTTTTCTAGACCGGCTACTACATCGTGCGGGCGTAGAAGATCAAGTAGCTTCGGCGGAAAACATCGGCATCACCAACTTGCCACGGCTTCCTGATGAAACTGAGGTGAACTATCAGCGACGTTTTGGTATCGCCAGAACATTGAGTTGGCGTAACTCGCCGCCGCATTACTACGGCATGACTTACGAGTACAAAGACCCAGCGTACCCAGCGCTGACAGAAGGATTTCTGGAGCTTTCGCTAGGTGGCGGCACGGTTACTGCCGCTCAAACACCGCCACTTTATACGGGCGAGCCGACACCGATTTACCCGACGTTCGGCGGCCTTTACGCAACGCAGATATTTCGCGGGCGTTCGCGTTGGGTGGATGCGGCTTCAGCGTATTGGACAGGCGCTATGGGAACGGTTTCATGGAACGGATTGCCAAACCCATGCGCGTCCGAGGCGGTGCTTGACCAGCGCACAAAGGGCATGGACATATACGACTGGTCGCAGAACGTCGTCTACCACAAAGGTCGAACCGTTCGCATCTTCGAGCACCCTAGCACACCAACAGCGCACCGTCGCGTAATGGGCGCAGGGTTGTTTTCTGTTCAGTACGTGCTCACCGAGGAAGAGGTTGCGTTCAGAACTAAACTGACACCGGATGATCAGGCCATATTCGACACACTGTTTAGTGATCCTGTTTACGTGTCAGCGGTTGTTTTGTACGCACCCTTCAGTGCCGCTGAGTCACCCTCGTTGCAGATGTATGTCAAGCCGCTGCAGGGTGGTGATGGCTGGATTGTTGCTGAGCACGCACTCACAACAACGGCATTTGAAAATGGCAGGGCGATCTTTTCGCATAATGGCCTAAAAGCGGTGGTTACGGTATCCGACGTGGTTCGGCATCCGAACCAGTACGTTCTGCACAATCAAGTCAATTTCAACGTCAATTCAACACTGGCAGAAGGAGCTGTTGGGTTTGGTAGTTCGCTCGCCTTCGTTGAGTTTGAGATAGAAGACGCGGTAACAGCAACTGCGTCTGTTCC